ATTGAACATCACTGACCCAACAGGGGTAATTGTTTCGGCATCTAAACCTATTACACAAACTGACAGCACAGATCTAGCGCTGGGCGATTTGTGGTTAGACACTAGTGATTTAGAAAACTATCCTAAACTGTATCGTTGGCAGTTGGTTGCTGGTGTGTATCGTTGGGTCGCAATTGACAACAGCGACCAAAACAGTGAATCAGGTATTGTATTTGCTGATGCACGTTGGGATGACACTGGATTAACAGATCCAGTTACCGGTAATCTAACTTCCACAGTGTCGTTGTTGGCCAGTGATTATCTAGATCTAGATGCACCACTTGCTGCTGCATATCCTCGTGGTACACTGCTGTTTAATACTCGTCGCAGTGGATTTAATGTTAAAAAATATGTCAGCGATTACTTTAATCCTGACGATTTTGCTGTTCCAACATGGAGCAGCACAGCCACTTATGTTGCTGGTGATAAAGTGGTTTATACCAATGGCAAGATTTACAAGGCCAATACCAGCGTAGCAGCTGGTGTACTACCTACTACTGCTAGTTGGAACGTACTGGAAAACAGTGCGTGGGTCGGCGTTGCTGGCAACAGAGAAGATGGATCCCCTTACATGGGGCGGCATGCTGTTCGTAATACCATAGTGGAAGCAATGAAGGCTGCAGTGGACACTAATCAAGAAATTCGCGAAGAGCAGCGTGAATTCACATTGATTGCTTGTCCTGGTTATCCAGAGATGATCCCAAATCTAGTTGCGCTAAACAACGATCGACACAACACCGCGTTTATTGTTGGTGACACTCCATTGAGACTTGAGCCAACTGGAGTTAGTATCCAAGCCTGGAGCAGTGGCGCTAGTGGTGGTGTACTCACTGACGGAAAACTAACTATTGCTGATCCATATTTCGCTGTGTATTATCCCGGTGCATTGTCTAACGATCTAAGCGGTAACACTATTGCAGTTCCAGCAAGTCATATGGCTCTTCGCACAATAATTCGCAGCGATAATGTCAGCTATCCTTGGTTTGCACCTGCTGGATCAATTCGTGGACTGGTTGATAATGCTACGTCTTTGGGTTATGTAAATGCAGACACTGGCGAGTTTGTGCAATTTGGATTACCGGTTGGGCTGCGTGACACACTGTACGAAGCAAAGATCAATCCAATAACTTTCCTACCAGGATCGGGGATTACAGTGTATGGACAAAAAACTCGCAATGCAATTACATCCGCATTGGATCGTATCAATGTTGCGCGATTGGTTTGCTATCTACGTGATCGACTCAACAAGTTGGCTCGTCCGTTCTTGTTTGAGCCTAATGACAAGATCACTAGAGATCAGATCAAACAGATCACTGAACAGATGCTGAATGATTTAGTTGCCAAACGTGCCTTGTATGACTACTTGGTAGTCTGCGACACAACAAACAATACACCGGTTCGTATCGATCGCAATGAACTTTGGCTCGACGTTGCAATTGAACCAGTAAAAGCGGTGGAGTTTATCTATATTCCACTACGCATTAAGAATACTGGTGCTATTGCAGGTGCTGTTTAATTATAATAATTTAGGAGAATAAATCATGGCCGTCGGTTCATTAAGAAATTTCACAGTGCCAGTATCTGGTCTTGGCGATTCCAGCGCCAGCAGCCAGGGCCTGTTGATGCCAAAGCTAAAGTATCGCTTTCGTGTGACTTTTGAAAACTTTGGATTAGGTTCAGGCGTAACAGAATTGACCAAACAGGTAGCGGATTTTACTAGACCAACATTGAGCATGGATCCAGTGGAAATTCCCATTTACAACAGTACAATTTATTATGCTGGTAAGCCTAAATGGGAAACTGTTACGGTTAATATTCGTGATGACAGTCTTGGCAATGTTTCCAAACTGGTCGGTGAACAAATGCAGAAACAGTTTGATTTCATCGAACAGGCTAGTGCTGTAGCTGGTATTGACTACAAGTTTGTTACACGTTGCGAAATCACCGACGGTGGCAATGGCGCTGATTTCCCACAGGTGTTGGAGACTTGGGAACTGTACGGATGTTTTCTTACCCAAGTTCAGTATGGTGAATTAAACTACAGCTCCAGCGATCCAGTGCAGATCCAAATGACCATTAGATACGATAATGCACTACAAACTCCGTTAGCTAGTGGTATTGGTCAAGGAACTGGTCGATTCAGTATTGGTAACTCTGCGGCCTAAGGATTTTAGTTGTCTACTCTTCCTAACAAGTATCTTTACTCTAGTCGTACCACATTCGGCGACTATCAACATGGTCGCCGTGTTTTTGCTGACAATCAAAACGAACTTATCCCCAAGTTTAGTTTTTTATATCATGTTTATTTTGATATAAACACTTCCGCTACTACCGCAGCAAATAATCTCAAAACAAAAACATTAGGGTTGATGGTTAAAAGCGTGGACCTGCCCAAGTTCACAATGCAAACCAAGGATTTAAACGCATATAATCAGCATGTGGTTGTTCAAACCGGTATCAAATATGAGCCAGTTTCTATACAGTTTCATGACGACAGTGCCGATCTTGTTAGGGAGTTTTGGTATAATTACATGACCTATTATTATGGTGATGCTAGTAATACTATTACCAGTTATCATACATATCAACAAGATAGATATCGATCAAGAACTTCCCAGCAGTTTGGATATTCTCCTCGAGATACTGCTAGTCCAAGATTTCTAAACAGTGTCAAGCTGTACAGCATGAGCAAAGGCTATTACAGTGAATACATTCTTGTAAACCCCACAATTGACAGCTGGCAGCACGGTACACATCAAGCTGGTCAAAGTGATTTCATTGGACATACCCTGCGGTTAAAATATGAAACTGTATTATATAACCGTAGTAGTGCTAAACCTCTTGGATTCGCTCAAGAACATTACGATCAAACTCGTAAAGGTATTACCTCAAGTACTACACAGGGGAGAAGAGTTTTTGACGACCCTAGCGAGCTATTTGATAAAAATACCGGATTGCCTGGACGTGCTCAATCTAATACACTATTAGGTCGACTAGGCAATTTTGCATTGAACACTGCGATTGGCGCAGCACAAAATAAGTTAGCAAGAACCAACCTCGGTGGCGGATTCGTTGGTGTTATTGGACGAAATGCAGCCAATGCGGCATTCGGTGGGGTCGCTGCAGCAGCGACCAACAAGGCAAATCAATTTTTTCCCAGTCTGGGCAAAGTTTTTACACCAGCAGGCAGTAGCAGTGCAAATGTACCCGGCAGAGGCAATACCGGTAATCAAACCTTCATTTAGTTGAGGATACTGCTATTATGGCCTCCAATATCATAGTAACTGCTGCAGACGAGCAGTATTCGACTCAAAATTATTTTGAAAATTTCTATACGACTCCCGATTTTGTTGATGAAAATCTCTACGACGCTACTATTTCTTATTTTCAAACCATTGCCCGAGGACAAGGTGCAGCCGAAAGTTTGTCTGCTGCATTCCTAGACGCATGTAGGTTTGGTAGTCGTGATCCGTTGACAACGCTGGATCAACTTAAACAATTTCCCGACAACGAGCAATATGACATTATTTTGGTGTTGCTTAATGCTGCACGTACAGGCACTTCAATGTTGGGAAAAACTGTGGTTAATACACCAAACAAATACGCATTACGCCAAGTAGTGTTTTAAGTACATGGGCACCAGCAAGGGTATTTTTGTCCCTAAAAACCCCAGCAAAGTCATTGGCAAAGGGTCAATCAAATATAGAAGCAGTTGGGAACAGGTTTTCATGCAATTTTGCGACAACAACCCCAGTGTGGTCAATTGGGGTAGCGAAGTGATACGCATCCCTTATCGAAATCCTTTGACCGGTAAAAACACCATATATATTCCCGACTTTATTGTGGTGTACATAGACAAAAACGGCAGACAACACGCTGAAGTAATTGAAATCAAACCGCTCAAAGAATCAGTAATGGAACGTGCTCGCAGTCAACGAGATAAGATAATGCTGGCCGTGAACTTGGCCAAATGGCAAGCAGCGCAAGCATGGTGCAGTCAAAACAATTTGTCATTTAGATTGGTAACTGAACAACAATTATTCAGAAACGGCAAGTGACCGTTAAATAAAGTTATGACAAAAAAACTAGTCGAACTTTTTAATATTGCTGATCAAGACTTGGTGGAAAATCCCGTAGAAGAAGATTTTCCACCACCGGCAACCTTAGCAGAAATCAACGACATTATTGAACGTGTGGATTTGGCCTTGCCCACAGTGCGTGATCTTGATACTGCTGATAGTGAACTAGATGATCTGGCACAAACTGCACGCGACGGATATGATCAAATGATAGACTTGGCGCTGAATGTAGAGCCAAGGTTCAGTGGTCCAATATTTCAAACTGCTGCTACTATGATAGGCCATGCTATTACTGCTAAGACAGCCAAACTAGACAAAAAACTACGCATGATTGATCTACAACTAAAGAAAGCCAGACTAGATCAAGTTGAAAGAAAAGAACAACAAAAATCACAAGCTGCAGATGCTATACCTGGCATTGGCACTGTGCTAGACCGTAACGAAATACTCAAGTTATTGGCACAAGAAAACAAAAATGCCAAAACGGATAAATAATCTTATACAAGGTTCCCCTTACCTATGAAATCACTTAAACAGTTTATAGTAGAAAGTCAAAAAACATACGAGTTTAAAATCAAGCTGGCCTGCGACAGCGTTGATCTAGATATGGATCATGTTGAGCTGTCTGTTG